AGCCATTAAATCTTTCTGCTTCTGGTGACATTAGTTTTTGTTTTGGTAATAGTTGTATAGGTGGTTCGTACGCATACTCGTTTTCAAGTAGCGTATCTAGATCTTTAGTTTTCATTGATCTAATAATTTTTTATATAGCTCACTTTTCTTTTTGGTATTTTTTTTAATTGTGTTCCAATTTTTACCAAACTCTACGGTCATTTTTGCAAAGTCTTTGTAAGCATTTTTCTTTTTATTACTCATGGTCTATATTCTGGTCCTACTCCAGCTTGAACGCATCTGCCTTTCTTGCTGTCCCACCGGAATCCCGATGGGCATGATTGTTTTCGTTGAGCTTGTGCAGTATCTTTTTTAGGTACTGGAGGTTGTTTAACTGGTGGTCGTAAAGGTGTGTATTCCATAGTTAAAATTGAAGATCTGATCTGTCTAGTTTTTCTACAACTGCTCTTCTATAAGCAGGGTCATTGTCGTAACGAGGGTCACTCATAGCAGCTACAAGTTGAGCCTGTGATTGATAAACATCAGTGTTTGTTTTAGATGGTTTACCTTGTAACATTCTTCCTTCATAGCCAGCATCATTTTGATACTGTGCAACTAATCCATTAACAGCTAACTGTATAGAACCTTTATCACCTGATTGAATTAAATTATCAAAAGAATTTTGTGCATCTTCAGAAAGATTTTTACCAGCCCAAGTCATAAGTTGCTCGTACTGCTTCTCTCCACCAACTGAATTTTTTATTGAATCAATATCAGCTTGATTTAGATCAGAGTTCATGCCATATTCTCTTGCACGACCCTGTAAGTATGCATCTACTACTACTTTAGATAAACCAGCTCCAGTTAATTGGTCATGCATTTCTTGTGGAATTTGACCGTTATTTTTCCAGAACTCTTCACAAATTGGATAAGGGTCTACACCTTTTGATTCAAATAAATTACTTAAAGTTTCTCCATAATCTTGAGTTACTGCTTCGTAATTTAATTTTCCATTGTCATATCTATTGTCAGGATCAGACCAATCTTTTTCTTCAGTCTCGTCTTTAGCTTCTACTTCTTGGGTTTCGTCCCCTTGCCCTTCTTGTGATACGCCATCATTATCTCCTAATTTTTTTTGAAGTTCTACGTATGCCTGTTCTAATTCTTCAGCATTCTTATATTTGCCAGCAAGTAATTCACCTTGCTGTTCAGCTAATTGTTCGCCAACCTGTAGGGAATCTTGCTCTTCAGCAGTCAAGCCTTCTTGTTGGGGAGTATCATTTACTGTTAAAGTTTCTGCCATTACTGTTCCATAGGTGGTTGTTCTTCAGGTGCTGCATCAGGTTGCTCTAACATTGCAGGGTTTTTACTTGGGTCCATCATTGGAGCACTAGCAAGTTGACCCATTTGTTTAGTCATTTCCTGAGCTTGCATCATTTGTTGTTTTTGCTGCATTTCTTTCTGTAGCTGTTCTTGACTCTTAATTAGATTTAGAACATCTATACCAGCAGCAGCTGCTAGTCGTTTTATATATTCAGCTGGATCTACATGCTTCATAGTTGCTTCTGGTCCAATAGTTTGAGCCAGTGTTGTTATGAATTGAGTTAGTGATTCTCTATCTTGTCCTCTTCCTAAAGCATTAACCCCAGCAACTATCTGTGGTCTTACTAAGTCTTTAGGAATTTTAGGAATTTGATTATTTCTTTGAAGAATATGTAATGTCCTGTTGAGGTAGGGTATTAAAAATTCTACCGTTAACAAGCTGAATAATCCACCGAGCTGTTTCTCAAGCTCAAGCTGTGTAATTCTTACTTCCTCTGCTGTAGTTCTTTCACTTTGTCTGATCTGTAGAACTAGAAATGCTTCATTGATTCTTCTTTCTAAAGTAGAAATCATTTCAGCAGCTGTTCTAAAGTCAGCAGTTTTTCCAACTTGAACTACTTGTACATCTTCTGCTCTTCCTTGTACAATCGCTCCATTCCCTGCCTGGGCTAGGGTTTTCGGCTTTGTTGTAGAGGATGGGCTGACTAAAAAGACAACCTTTGCAGCAGCTGAACTACCTTCTGTAAGTGCCTGTGATAAACCTTCTAAAGATTTAAGATCCCCAAGGAACTCTTCTACCCTGCCACGACCATAGTCTTCTCCGTCCACGGTATTAAACCTGAGGACAAGCCAAGGATTAGCGTTCTTTGGTGCACTACTTCTAGAGCCAGCAATAATTTTATCGAAAACTTCTTGATGCCATACCCATCGTCCGTTATCTAAACGTACATATGTATAGACTTCAACATCGTCATCATCAGATTTCGTCTCATCAATCCCTGTGTTGGGTTGCTTAGGTCCTTCTAAATCTGCATCAAGAACCTGACGGTTAATAAGTTCCTTTGTGACAATCTCGATTACGTTCCCGTTTCCATCTCTGTTTACAACAAAACGGTTAAGGGGATAGTGCTTGAGACCATCTTTGCCCATAAATATTAATGCATTCCCAGATACAATTAAATGTTTTAAAGCTTGGTTTACTACCACTCTGTCAGTAGAAGCATTAATGTAATCCATTATCATTCTCTCGATCTTGGAGAAAGATAGATCCATTTCACTTCTTACTTCAGGTGGTAGATCTACACCTAACTTGTCATCTCTTATTTGTAATTTAAAGAATGTTGTTTGAGGTGGTAGCAAAGCTAAACCTAGCTTCGCTGATAAATTGACAACAGCTTTAGCTCCAATACTTTGCCAAGGTGTAAATAACCTTTTGTGATTGGGACCATTGATGTCGTCTTTAATTAGATAGGGCAACGTAAGTTCACTACAATCAACTGCGGTGTCAAGGAACTGAGTACGACCATTGGTTAGTCGATTGTACCTTTGTCGCGCTACTATCATGTTCCGGTATTAACTCCTCCGGCTGGATTTGTTTCTGATACTCCTGTATTAACAGCTGCTGCTGCTCCTAAAGCACCAAGACCTTTTTTAGTAGTTTGTTTATCTCTCTTCTGTTTTGCGTTTTGTTGAATCTTAATTGATTCATCTACCTTTTTAGTTTTCTCATCGTCCCCAGCACCTTGTGCAGCTGGTCCGGCAGATTTAATTTGTGGTGCTGCTGTTGGTTTAAATGTGGGTGCGGTTTGTTGGTTTCTTCTACCAATTAATCCTAATTGTTGGGCAGCTGTAGCTACCCCTCCAATTGCTCCCAGAATTGGTATAACTGCTGGTGCACACATTAGATTTCTTCCTCCATTATGGATTTTATGTATTCAATAACGCTGGCTTGACCAGCTCTGTACATGATTGTCTGTACATCTTCTTTGGGATGGATAGGTTTCCATCCAAAATTTTCCTCAAGAGCATTAAGCAACTTGTCCAACCTTTCGTTGTGAAGCTTAAGAGTATTGAGGGAGATTGGTGTTTGCATGTTCAAAAAAAGCTGGCATACGCGCAGCTTTGGTGGCTTTAAATTCTGGAGCTTTACCTTCATACATCAAACGATCACTAGCATCGAGCCAAAATTTTTTGCTCAAATATTGATCGTCATGTATTTGATTTAAAGGTTGCATGATCCAATTGATCGTAGCTTTTCTTAATTTATCCAGGCTCTGACTGGGTTTTAGTCCAAGCTCTGCACAAACAAGACTGTTTGTAGCTACATGTATTTGTTCGTCTCTAGATATATCTGCACTGACAGTTCTTAATCCAGCATCACCATTGAATCTAAAGAAGGGAAGCAAGACAAAAAAGATTGCTCTTTCTATTACTAATGCTTTTAATATTGTGTGATCTGGATGAGCTATCCATGCATCTCTAAGGCGTAGTGCCTCGGCTTCAGCTTTATCATCTACGCCTAATGCGTTAGCGATATATCCGAGTGCTAAGTCGTGGTTGTCCTCATCTTTTATGTTTGATTCCAATAATTCTCTACTCGCCTGAGGAATCTCAGAGAGTGAATCAGATACAAACGCGCCAACTGGACATTCCATGTTGCGTACAGCGAGAGCACGGTACACCGTTTCTTCTGCACCATATTTTAATTTTCCTTTAGTAGTTTGGACCGGTGTCCATTTCCTTTTTCTATTTAATAATTTTTCGTAGGGGTTCATTGTTGACAGTCACAAGCAATTTCATCAGGTTTGTTGCTCATTATTTCTGCCAAGTAATCGTCAACTTCGGACTGCTCTAATGCTGCGTAAGCATCAGACTTATCTTGAGTGTCGCCCATTACTTGTAAAGAATAATAGAGCGAAGTCTGTGGACTTTTCAGCCACTCTTCGATAAATGCTTCATCGTAAGTCACCATGTCGCTCCAACTGTTGAAGCTATAGCCAT